CGGGTGTTTGTGATACTTGTGATTGTGGTGTAGCTGCCTGTTGATTAATTATGACTGGTGGTGTTTCGTGATATTGTGTTGCAGCTTGCATATTCAATCTTGCCGCTTCGGCCGTAGTTTCACTTAAGGTACTTCCAACTTGGTTGGTGAAGGCCATTAAAGAAGATCGAACATCTTTTCCTGATCCGGCGTGTGCTTTATTTCCTGGACCAGCATAGTAAGATTGTCCAGCTTTCATCATTCGGCCAGTTGCTTTATTCATTGTGTCTGTAGCTAAAGGAATTCCTGCCCAAACTTTAGCTAAAGCGTTTTGAGCATCATCATACCTTCCTTCCGATGCCATTTTTAAAGCACCAGTTTGTCTAATTAATTCCATTCCTAATCTATCTTGAACTTCTGGACTAAATTTTTCATCTCTGCTAGCAATTCCAGCATCTATTAAACCTTTTAGAGTTTTAGGAACTATTTGATATTTTCCCGCAGCAAATATTAATCCGTCAGCTTTTCTCTTTTGTGCATTATCTGATGGTTTGGCTGCTCTGTCCATTATTTCACCAATAGTCATATCAGTTAATTTTTTGCCAATAATTTTTTCTGAATTACCAGAACCTATAACTTTGCCAGCAGTACCGACTGTTCCTTGATTCATTGCATCATAACCACCAGCACTAGCAGATTCGCCTTTTGCAATTGCATCCAACAAAGTCATTTTAGTTGGAGCCGGACCCATGCGAACTTCTTTTGCTTGCTCGGCGGCAGTCGGACCTCCAATATCAATCATTTTTTTGCCTTCACTATCAGCTTTTTTGATTGCGTCTTGTAATTCTTTTTTTGATTTTATTCCACCAACAACTGTACGATCAGGTAATTCTACTCCTCCAGTGTATAATTGAACTTGTTGGTCAGTATAATTACCTGAAGCAACATCTCTTAGTCCTTGGTCTATTTTTCTGGACGCTGTATCAGCAGCACCTTTAGCAGCATTACTTCCTTCATTATTTTCCACTCTTCCTTGTATTTTTTCTGGTGTATTAGCTTCTGCATTTTTTCTATCTAATAAATCCATCAACCATTTCGCACTAACTAATGCACCAGCAAGAGCTAAGAACACGGGATTTGATATTATTGGCAATAACAAACGAAACACAGTACCTAATCCTGATAGAGCAGCTGAACCAAGTCCAAGTATTTTTCCTATGTTTTCGGCCGAAAAAATACTCAAAAGTAAACTTGGTATTGAACTTAATGCTCCGGTTACTGCAGTTGCGATTGTTGATCCTATTCCCAATAACGCACCCATTATTCCTTTATTTCCGCCTTCGGATTCGCCTGGTTTGTTTACTACAGTTGGAGATGTTTTTGATTTATTTTTTGCAATTTGACTTTCATATGCGTTTTCTCTTGCAGCTGAATCTCTAAAGAACATATCTGATGCACGTGATGCTTTTCCGCCACCCATAGTCACCAACTTCATAATATTTTGACGCATGACGTTCATGTCTCTGGCCATTGCATTACTATTCATTGTATTTTTTGCAATAATAGTTAGTTGTGATTCTTGATTCTGTGATGATATTAATAGAGAATTTAATACCTCGGACTTTATTTCTCCATTAAATGTTCCAGATTCTGCTAATCTTTTACCTGGCGTTCTATCTAATGATTGATATCCTTTTCCGAAAATCTTTTGGCCAGAAGCGGCCAACATACCGCTGCCACCAAAAAGCATGTTCCTAGGATCCAATCTTTCTTTGGTTCTTTTGAATGCTGCAGAACCAAGGGAGCTTAATATCCCTTTTGATTTTAATTCTTGTTTATAAACATCGGTAAAAGTTGCCATTTTTTATTTTTTTCTACTGTTAATTTGTTGCTTGGTCTTTTCATTTTCTTCTTCTATAAATCTCAAAAGCATAGTAACATACATCGTTTTTTCCCAAGGCACCATCTTTTCCAAATCACTTAAACTATATTTGTGATGTTGCATCAATGCAAAATTGGTTTGATAATGATTCGTTAAACTATCGTGCCTAAACATTATACGAAAAAACTTTGTAATCCCTCCAACACCATCTCTTCCTGATACCCGCATTTCCCACATTTGAAATCCAGTGTCTTTTTCATTTTAGGAATGTTGTCGAAAAAATCTTGTATTTTTTGGAATTGGTCTCTGGTTAAACTATCTACGAAATCTAATAATTCTTTTTCTTCAACATCTTTGGAATAATAAATCGATTCTTCATCGTAAATATAATCTATGCTACTTGAAACTAATTTGCCTAAAACTTCAGATTCTTTAAGATTTCTTATTTTTTCCATAATCTTAAAATCTGGATATTTCATAACCACACCAAGCTTTTGTGTTAACTGAATTTTACAAGAATGATTTTCATCTTGTTCAGGATAAATTTCCAAAGCATTAAAACTTAGTTTAATGACATGATTACAAGGCTTGTCTAGTCCTTCTTCATCTTTAACTTCATTATTGCACTTGTATTCCAAGTCTATTATTTCACCTACAGACCTTGCTCTCAATTGTAAGAACATATATTCCAAGTCTAGTATGGGCAAATCATCTACATTAATATCGTCTATGCAACAATTATTAACAATTTGTTTAATTGCTAATAGAACGGCTTCCTCTTCTTCAGACTCCATAGCCATCAACAATATTTTTTCTTCTTTTACCAAAAAAGGTCTAAATTTTATCTTCTGTTTAGATAATGGTAAAGTTATTTCATATAACGGTGTATCAATCTTAGGTAACATTCTATCTCCATTTTAAATTAAATTCTATTTCCAAAAATTGAGGATGCTGCAAATGAACCAAATATAGATGCAGCTGCCTCTTTCAAATCATATGTGCCTTCATAAATTGTTCTATATTTTTGATAAGCAAATTGAACACTCAGTCTGTGGAAATTATCGTCAGACCAAGATAGTGGTTGTGCGGCAATTGATACTGGAAAAGCATCAATCAATTCTACCGCATAAATTTGTTTGATAAAATCATCATACTGAATAATTTTAATGTTTGTTAGATATCTAGAATCTTGGTCTTTTGCAAATCTTAAATTGTTTGTGTCGGTTGGCATAATAGCTTCTATCCAACGGTCAAATAACTTTCTCTCATAAAAATCATTCGTACACAAAAAAGAAAGTGTAGTTTCTGTGTATTGTGTTTGATATGGAACTTTGTATACTGGACCATAAACCTTGACTTCCGTTGTACCCAAAGTTTTACCCGGAAGCTCAGCTGCTTCACATTGCATTGAGAGATAACGTGTGATTGAAGCATTGGAAGACTTCGAATAACCTGATGGTGATTGTCCACCAAATGAAGATGACAATATCTCACTCACATCAGTAGCAATTGTATTTGGCAGATTGAGGATTTTTTCTAGTAAACCAGTTTCGATAAAGTCGCCAATGTACTTTGGTATTGGTAGAATTACCTGAAAACGATTTGGTCTAGCAAGACCATCCTTTGCCTTAATGTTAGACAAGAATAAATTTGGGGCGAATGACATTAGAATTTCTTTCTTGAGTCGGAATATACTTTGTTTGTAGAAGCTCCAACAAAACTTTCCATTGGCAATAACGCAGCAATGTCCCATTCACCTGCTGAAATTTCCAGGAATCTTGACTGAACATGGTTAAACAGATATCTCTTAATGCAAGGTTGTGCCTCGAACAATTTAGATGCAGCCTTCAAAGTTTGATACGTTAATCGTAACCTTGTCGATGCGTCATACTTGTTATTATTGGCGTAATCACTTAGTTTATCTAAAAGAATGATGCGTTGCTTTGGGTGAATGTAGTGTAGATTCAGCCCTAGAAAACCGTCTTGGTAACGTTCTATTGGTAAAACCAATGGGAACCTATCGTAATATGGCAACGAATCCTTCGTCTTCGGATCATAAAAGTAAAAGTACATTTTTCCAATAATTGTGCCCTCTCTCAATCTGGTCATGTCATTCATTAACGATTGTTTCGATGGTTTTAAATCCGAAACTTTCGAACGAAGCCAATCACGTGACTTTCGAGTACGTGGTGTTAATCCCTCTTTTTGTAGGGATGCATTAATTCTATCTATTAAATAAGCCATGCCGTATTTATACTAGATGCCTAGTTCTTTTTCAGTTATGATTTGAAATTGCCACCCATGCTCTCGGCAAAAGATATCGGCAGCTCTCCACTTTTCTTGATTTACCGCATATGTTGCCGCCTCTTGGATAAACCTTTGTGTCTTACGTTTCTGCACTGGCATCTTCGTTTGTGAATATGGCTTAACCTCCCACAAATACGTCATCACCAGACCGTCTTTCCGCCTGACCTTGACGATGAAATCTGGAAAGTAACGATGCATTTTTTGGTCAATCGGACTTCTGTAAGGAATGGGCAACTCCTCAGACCCCCACCAAATTACACCCGGATTGTCATCGAGGTATTTCATCACCATCTTTTCCCAGCTTGAACGATAAATAATGTTGCTTGGATCACCTTTATATTTCTGTGGGTTTTTAGGTTTGAATACACCTTTGTAGGTTTGTCTGGTCATGTGGTATAAATAATAAGTAATAACTTGAGGTATATATGGCACTATTCACGCTTACGGACATACAATTCAAATCACAGAACAGGCAATCGACTGCACAACAAAACCTTGTATCAAACAAATATAAGACAAACACTTTGCGTTATCCTCTAGATTTGGGTGAACTTGATAAAGGTCATTATATGGTGTTACATATCAATGAACAAGTACGAACACAAT